CACGCACGCGGGGCACGTATTGCACTGGCGGATAACGTGACAGTCACCAACATGGTTCCACTTGGCATCGGTGCCGATGGATTCTAATGGCCCGGCTACTCGTCAAGAACAATCGCCTCGCGGTTCGCAACGGTCGCCTAGTCACCACGGCTGGCGGTGCGCCGTGCTGTTGTGGTGGCAATGGCCCATGCCCTTGCGATATATATCCGTCTGACCAGTTACAGCCGTTCAAACTAGACTACTACACGTGCGTTAATAACCAACTGTTCGTAACGGCTCCCATTCCGGGACCGTTTTACCAGCAATGGACAGAGCGATATATCAAGCGGTACTACTCTTTGTATGAAAGAGAATACAGGGTGTTTTCAGGACCAGCCGGTGCGTTTTACGATGTAAGGTTTGCTATTGAAACAGAGGAGACAGAAGACATCACTATGTGCTACGGCCTTGTAAGGCGATTAGGCTCAGTGATTAGCACCGTACGCGGCACGCGGCTGCGGATTCAAAGACAGAGCGGCACTGATCGAGAATCTACAGTAGAGGAGTTGTTTCAGGCGTACCCACAAGATGAACTCCGCGCGTTTTTTGGTTTTCCGGGCTTGTCTCAAACAAGTGCTTTCGTGTATTGTCAATACTCCGATTCGGTGTTTGACAGTTTTCCCGGCTATTCACGTAGGTACGAAGAGTCGTACACTACAACAGATAGCGGGCTTGAACTTAACGGCAACTACTCATATTTGTTTGAACGGATCACATCGGCACCATTTGCAGCACCGGACAGAACGCGTGATTTTAAGCAGGCCACAATAACGATACTGCGTGAGGGTCGAAACTGCGACGGATCAGGCGGCGGCGGGGGAAGCGGATCACGGCCCGGCAACTGCGCGGGGTGCGGCAATCCAAGTAGGCTTACCCTCGTTTGAACTGGTAAGCAACTCTTAACAGTTGAACCGTCAAGGATTCCTTGACAGTTGCCATAAAAAACCCCGCGACTTGGCGGGGGTAGGCTAGTGACCTCCAGCGGTCAACACGGCGCGTGGCCGACGTTCGCCTTAATAGCGGGTGAAAGACTCGCACTTTCGACCTCTTGGTTATGAGCCAAGCGTGCTGCTGCTGCACTAACCCGCTGATTCAATATGATAGCACCATGCTATCACACTTGCTAGAAGGGGCTATGGCCTACCTATTCTCCCCCCGCGTATCGCCCGTAGAAGCCCAACGCCGCGTTTTGGTGTGCGGGGGGTGCCAACACCGGACCTTTGCCCAAACGCCCCTTATAAGCCGCGTAGGAATGTATTGCGGGCGCCCGCTGGTAGGCGGACCCGGCGACTGTTGCGGGTGTTTGGTTGGCTCCACCGACCGGGCAAACCTTGAGCGGATCCGCGAAGTCCCCCCGCCCGTGGGGTTGACGTTTGAAGGAAGACCCCTAATCGAGCCAGCGGGCAAGACCACGTGCAAGGGGGAGGTATGCCCGCTAGGTTTTTGGACCTAGGCCCGATAACTAAATCTACGGTATTTTTTACCGTAGTGTGTTGACACGCGGCGGGCTGGTCGATATTGTTCTCAGGTAGGAACGATTAACACACCACACGGAGCCAGTCACATGACAGACGAACAAAAACAACAGGCCGTAGTGACCGACATTGAAAACCTCCAAAAGTTCTTTGATTCGATGCCATCGCTTCCAAGTTGCCAAAGCGACGATATGTACATGATCTACTCGCAAGTCAGGGCGGCGATCAATGCGATGTACGTTGCGCGGCCAAGTTTCATCACAAACGTCAAGACAGCGTACATCGGCCCTTACATGGGCGTGGTCAACGGCGCGACCCCCGGCAACCGTGGCCTTGAAGATTAACCAACTAACCCCCAAGTCCCCGCCGGTGAAAACTGGCGAGGCGGTTTCCGCGATTGTGCGGCGAAAGGAACTCAAATGGCAAGGTCAGCATACGTAGTCACGGTCCCCGATTCGTTGGTAGATACCGGCTTAGACGAGGCCGTATTCCCCTCAAAGATTCAGGCTCAACTGGCTCACAACGTGGTACGTTCTACCCGTGGCATGACGTGTGCGGAGGCCCGCCAACTGACCATACTCAAAACCACCAAGCGAGCCAATACGACGTTTAAGGCGTGGAACGAAGCAAAGCACAACTAACCCCACTCGAAAGGAACTGACATGGCAGACAGATTACCCGGCATTCTCGACGGCACCAACCTCACCGCCGACCAGCGGCTTATGGACGACGTAGCAAACGCACCCGACCCCTTCGACGGGGGTTGCCCTGCGGACGTACAACCCCGCACTTCGTATCAAGCGGCGGTGATGGCCGACGCTACATCACTCCGCAAGACGCTTTCAAACGGTCACGACCTGAGCGAGCGTATCGGGGTGAAGTCCGCAATCATCTGGCTGATGAGCAACGGGTATATGCAAGCAGGAGAAAAACTTTCCGATGCCTACGAACGCGGCGAGGTGCTTGAATGAAAACCGTGATTCACTGTCCCGATGGGCATCCTTGCGATTGGATGGACGCGGAGCCGCCCGAACCGGATACCGGATGCCCCGGCTGTCCCCCGATGTGGTATTGTGCTGAATGTGGCTGGCAACAAAGCGAGTACCACAACTATCGGGAATACAAGCGGGTGATGAGCGAACCGCCAGCCGATCACGCCGACCCGCAAAGTACTTGACCCTCCCCCCCACCCCGCATATCGTTCGCGGTCGAGAACGATTACACTCCCCCACCCGCTAACGTGGCGAGGGGGGTTTCACTCAACGAAAGGAGCAAACATGGCTGCGATTGATAGACTGTTGAACGCGGCGGAAAACGTGGTAGACGTAGTGCCAAACTGTTTGGACGCGGCAACCATCAAGCGGGAAGCGGCTACGAAGATGCTGGACGAACTTCGATTGGCGTTTTATGAAATGAACCGAGAGCGAAACACCAAGGCCATCGAAGAAAACAAGGCGGCAGCGGAAACCGAAATGCGATTCGTGCCGACAGTGCCTAGCCTGCGCGATCACTTTGCGGGGCTGGCGATGCAGGGGATCATTAGCCTCGACAATCACCGCGTATGGCAGAACACCAACGGCGAAACACTCGACCAGTGGCGAGATCGCTTGCGGCTGGAAGATGCCACACTTGCCTACGCAATGGCCGACGCGATGCTGAAAGCGAGGCAGCAATGAACATCTATGTTGTCGGCCCGGTGGCAAATCGACTAGACGAATACGACAAGTTTGTAGTAGCGGCATCCTCACCCACTGAGGCCCGCCAACTTGCACACGACCAAGCCAAGCCGTTGCACACCTTTCACGGAAGCAACGCCGTGTTGTTTCTAACCGCACCCGTCCGCAACATCGGCAAATCGGTACACAAGACACCCCGCATCATCCTTGGAAGTTTTAACGCAGGATAACCAATGACCGACCAAATCTCATTTGACCTTCCCGGTCAATTCAAGCGAAAGGACACGATGACACAGTTAGCACAACGAACCGAGCCGACACCAGTAGCGACCATTCCCGCCCCCACCCACGCCGACACCATCATGCAGGCTATCGCTGGCCTTCACCAGCAAGGTGCCAGCATCGAGGCCATCGAGCGGCTTACGGCCCTCTACGAACGCATCATTACCAAGCAAGCGGAGGAACGTTTCACCCAAGCCTACGCGAAGTTTCAAAGCCTTTGCCCGCAGATTCCCCGCCGATCTACAAACAGTTTCTTCAAGAAGGTGGACCGCCGCGGCGTACAGGTTGACAGCAAGTACGCCAGCCTCGAAGATATTGGGCGGGCGATTCAATCGGCCCTTGCCGCGGCGGGCATCACCTACCGATGGTCAGATATGAAAGTCAACGGCGATTCGATCAGCCTGACTTGCATTGTGAGTCACGGCACGCACTCGACACATACGCCGATCACCCTGCCGGTCGATACCAAGCAAGGCGGAAACGGGGCGCAGAAGGCCGCGTCACTTCTTACCTACGCCCAACGCTACAGCCTGATTCAAGCCCTTGGGTTGACAACGTGCGATGAGGATGATGATGGGGTATCGGCTAACGCGGACGTTGACACCATCACCGAAAGTCAAGCGGCGGACCTCGACACGGCTATCGAGAACGTCAAGGGAAACAAAGTTGCATTTTGTAGGCGGTTCAACATTGGCCGACTCAGTGAACTCCCCGCGTCAAAGTTGGGGGAGGCCCTCGCGATGGTTGAAGCCAAGCGGCGGGAGGCGATGAAGTGAACATACAACCCGTACTAGCGTGGGCGATTGTTGACAAGGACGGGACGATTCAGAATGGAACCGTGCGGGATTTACGGATGCAGACCGCGAACATGTACACGCTTCTTCCTGAAGATATGCGGTCAACGTGTACCGTGCGGCGCGTCAAGATCACGGTGGTAGATGATAAGGAGGCCATCAAGTGAAAATCGTCAACTGTGTACAAGGCACCCCCGAATGGTTGCAGGCCCGTATCGGCTTGCCAACCGCGAGCGGGTTTGAAAACGTCCTGACTCCCAAGACGTTGAAGGCATCCGGTTCGCAGGATAAGTACGCGGCGAAGTTGCTTGCGGAATGGTGGCTAAACGTGAGCCTCGATGAACAATCATCGGCCTTCATGGAGCGGGGTACTCAGTTGGAACCAGAGGCCCGCAACTGGTACGCGTTCACAACGGGGCGGACGGTTGCGGAGGTGGGTTTCTGCCTGCATGACGAAGGGATAGCGGGGTACTCACCCGATGGACTTGTAGACGATGAAGGGCTTATCGAGATCAAGTGCCCTTCCCCACAGGTCCACATGGGCTACAAGTTGTACGGGTTCGATGACTACGTACTTCAAACGCAGGGCGGGTTGTGGATCACGGGCCGGAAGTGGCTGGATAAAGTGTCATACCACCCGGTGATACCCAGCGTAGTTCAACGGGTCGAACGTGATGAGACGGTGATAGCGGCGATTGAGCGGGAGGTGCGGGCGTTTGCCGATATGCTCGCCCGCGAACGCGACCGGCTTGACAAGGAACGTGCGGGCGTGATGGCGGCGGCGGTTGATGATGTACCCTTCTAAGTAGTCTCTCTCTTCCCCCCGTCGCTGGTTCGTTCTGGCGGCGGGGTTTATGAAACTCATCTCCATTATCGTGCTGGCCCTGTCAGCGTTACTTCTCACCCCCACCCCCGACTCATGCTGGAAAACTTTGCATGACCGCATGACCCGCATCCAACAACTTCAAGACGAAGGCACCATCACCGCCAAAGAAGCAACGGCGATGCGTGGCGCGGCTCACAAAGACTACCTCGCGTGCCTTGCTGGCATCCCACCCACTAACCCGAACTGAAAGGAACACATGACAAACATCGACGATGGCGGACCCGCGTTTCCATCAGGCACCGTGATTAAAGGCGGCATGTCTTTGCGTGACTACTTTGCTGCTAAGGCGATGCAAGCGATGGTCAACTCATATCGACAGATCATGAGAGGGCAAGATAATGCCGAATGGCCAAGCGATGCGGACATGATGACACCTGATAGGGACTTGCTTTTAGACATGAACAAGCAGACGGGCATATATGAAGGAGCCGAAGAAGTTGGATCGGATGCCTACGCGATTGCCGACGCGATGCTGAAAGCGAGAAACCAATGAACCCCAAACTAACCTACTGCTTCCTCGCGTGGCTTGCCCTTGGATTGATCCTACTCCCCGTGGGCGTGTTTTTCGGCTGGGTGGCCCTTCCGATGGGGTACGCCGTGTGCGGCCCGCTGGTAGTGTTCCTAGCCGTCCTACTACTCGCGTGGCGGATCGTTCGGGGGTACGACCCCGATGACCCCTACGCGGATCGGGAGGATGCTTGAAGCCCGTCAAACTCATTTCAGTATCAGAGGCGGCGTGGAAGTACGGTGTGACTCGGCGAACCGTCCTTAAATGGATCACGGCGGGGAAGTTGAAGGCGGAAAAGTACGGCGCGTACTGGCTTGTCGATGCGGGTCAGCGGAGGCCGGTTTCAAAGGTTGGTAGGCCGCGTAAGTAGCACTCCCCCCGCAGCCGCACGACGGGACTATCGGCGGCATCGTCGGCTCCAGTGGGGGCGGGTCGAAAGACTCGCCCGCCATTTTCCCCCAAAGATTCTGATAAATGTGTGACTTTCCGGTAGGGAAGTTGCCTATAGTTTGGGGCTTGCGGTGCCTCTCCACATGACAAACGTTTCCCTTAAATCACGCTCTTTCGCCCCCTCCAGATTGTGTTCTGTCATGGATCACTGCAAG